ACAAGGTTGAACGTGTAACGCTTTCATTTTATGACCGGCAAACTCAAACTCAGAGTCTTGTGTCACACCACATCTAATCGGTGCTGAAATGTGTATACCTTTTTCATAATCATCGTGCTGCAAAGAGTCATCACGATATGCAGAAGCATAATTTTTTGTAGTTTTAAACAATAGAAATTGTGCCCACCTACTCATATTGAGCACCTAGAACTTTTTCTTTGTACTTATCTACACTTAGTTTTTCTTTTTTTGATTGGAAGTCCACATATTCGTGTACTAATTTTATCAAAAATAAGTTGGGAGTACGATGTTTCATTTTCGCAAGAGCTTTGATTAATTCAAGATCTTCCGAACGAACAGCAATACTCTTCCATTTTTTGGCATCCATAATGGTCCTTTCGTTAAAGTTAATCGTGACAAAAACAGGTGTCAGTTGCTGAGTCAAACTCAAACAATTCCATCTGGTCTTGCGTGTTTTTAAGTAACTTGGCATAACTCGGTCTGTCTTTTCTAAAGTATGCAGCTTGGTCATTACCTGTACCTAAATTCTTAGTTTCTTGTTTGATCCACCAGTCTGCTAGTTTTGGATCAGACTTCATAATATTTCTTATTGTGTTAGCACCTTTTAAAAAACACAAATCACAGTTGCCCTGCGGAGTCTTACCACCAATGTTTGGCAGCTTCAAATCAAATGTGTTCTCACTCCAAAACTTAAATACATCTTGCACTGTTTTTCGTGCTGCGTGTAGAGGAGCTTCAGTGTCCCATCGTTCTTTTTTGTTTCTGTTAGATAGTCTAGCAACTCTATGAGGTTCATCATACCGCAACCCTACATAACTGTTCCAATACTCAAACCCTTTCCAAAACATACAATAAGCACGCATTGGTTTTATTTTTAGGTAAGATGTACAGTATCTTGTTACAGGATTTGGTAAAAATCTTTTACTATCGATTAGTTCTTCGTAAGGTCTACCATCTCTTGAGGCTGTCTCATAGTCAACCACTCTAATTTTATGTTCTTCATTGTTATCCCATTCAACCCAAATTATTGGAACATTCCAATTTGTCGAACAAGCGTGTACAAAGTCAAGTGTTTGTGGCATTTCTTTACCTGTGTTTGCAAATACCACAGGCAAATCGTCTGGCAGCTTACCATCATATGCTTCTAATATATGATACAACATATAACCAGATGTTCTGCCTCCAGAAAAATTGATGACACCAGGTGTCTCTAGTAAGAAATGATTACTGCTCATATAAATTTTGTAGTTGTTCCCTTGATTCTAACTCATCATTAATCAAATGTCTCGAGTCTTCTGTGTCATAACCAAGATATTTGAGCTCTGCGATGTATTTATCTATATCGTTTGTGTTTCTTATATCAGTTCCATCATAATCAGTTGCCGGAATGGCAGCCAATATTTTGTCAACCTTCTCAACTTTATTTTTAAAGTATTGTGATTTAGATTTTAAAAACATAATTTACCTTTCTTGTTAGATATTTCGTCTAAATTATAGGAACTTATACTATATGTCAAGCATATTGACAAAAAGCCTGTATTTTGTACAATATTATTATGATAAACATATTGCAAAAGAAAGTGGAGCTTGAGCATCTTTGGACTAAGAAGTACAAAGAACGTGGTGTTTATACAACAGATATGGTTCCGCTTACAAATGAAATAAAAAAGCTGACTAGAAAACTTATAATTAAGTAGCGATACCAAAGTCAGAACCAGTGACTGAGTCAACAACACTGGGAACTTTCAGTTCTATACAGTCTTGCATTACTGTCTTTATTTTTTTTACTTGCTCTTCATTTTGAATGTTAAAACATAATTCATCGTGTATCTGTAATATTGGTGTAAAACCCTCTTGATGACAAGAAACAATTGCTTGCTTTGTTTGATCCGCAGCTGAACCCTGTATCAATCTATTTAAGGCTTTGTAAGTAAAAGCTCTTTTTATGTTTGCAGATCCGTATTTAGCTGATGCATTCTCAAACTTTTCTGGAGTATGTATACCAAAATCTTTTGGCTCCCACATATTAAACCTACATTTTCTACCTAGCTTAGTTCTTATTACACCCTCACTATTTGCTTTCTGCATACATCTATCAGACAACAATTTTACAAAAGGTGCTTTTGTATTGTATTTATTAATTAACTCCTGTGCCTTCTCAAAACTGACACCTAACATATTGGCTAGCTTATTTTTACCCATACCATACATTAAACCTAAGCCTATTGTCTTTGCTTGTTTACGATCTATACCAACCAAATCTGCCACAGTTTGGTGAAAGTCTGCGTCAGCATTAGAATAAGCCTCGACAAGCTCATTAGAACCCTCATACCCCTCACCTATACTAGAAGCATAGTGAACCACTAGCCGTGGTTCCTGTTGCGAATAGTCAAAGCTACCCCACATACAGTCAGGCTCCGGTAAGAACAAACCTCTTATCAAAGGGCCAAACTCTTTATTACGAGCGGGTAATTGTTGTAAGTTAGGATTGCTCATAGATAAACGACCTGATACTGTGCCGCCTGAATCAGACCGCAGCTGATTGATTTCTCCGTGTATGCGACCATTATGTTCGTATTTCATAATAGAGTTAAGAAAAGTATTATGAAATTTATTTATCTCCCTTGCGTTTACAATGTACTTTGTAATAGGATGCTCACTGTTTACCAACCAATTTTGTGTAAAACTTGGCTCACCAGACTTTGGTGTTTTAGGATATTCAATACCAAGTTTATCAAAAACAAAACCTATTTGTCTTGCATTCCATATATCTAAATCTTTGCCTGTAAGTTTTTTTATTTCTTGCAGTAGGTGTTTCTCTCTTACTATAAAGTCATCACGAAGTTTCTCAGCTTTCTCTTTGTCAACTCTAATACCTTTTCTTCTCATCTCAATTAAAATAGGTAGAAGATTCCTCTCAAGATTCCAAACAGTCTGTAAATTTTGTGTGCTTATCTCGTGTTTGAAACGCTGCCACAAAAGGTACGTTAGCCGTGCATCTTGTTCTGCATAATATCCGACGTGTTCAGCTGGCAACTTCCACATCTCCATCTTAGGGTCTACCCCGTGTGCCTTAGCTGCCTCAACCAAATCAGTTTCTGCCTTCAGCTCACCTATGTAATCCTTAGCAAGCGCGTTTAATTTATAAGTGTATCTGTTCTCATCAATCAAAGCACCAGCTATCATAGTATCAACAATTTCACCATTGACATCGATGCCGTAAGCTTTTAACCAGCCTACATCATACTGCGCATTGTGAAAGATTTTACGACAAGGCAACTTACACACATCGTGCATATATTTAATAACTTGTTCTTTGATAAGATTACCGCCACCAAAATGACCGAAAGGGTAGTATGCTTGAAACCCCTCTGTTGCTACAGCAAACCCAATAATCTCACCACGACCTGTAGCCCACCCAGCCCCTAGACCTTTAGTAATACCATCATCTCTAGTTTCTAAATCTATAGCAATCTCTTGAGCATCGCTTAAATCTTTGTACTCTAGTGGAGAAGACCATATGTGTTTCTTGAAATTAAATGTAAGCTGTAAGCTAGTCATCTTTGTAATCTCTTTCTATTATCATATCTATATAGTGTTTGGCTTTTAACAAATCTTCTTTACCACCCTTGCCTTTATGACGACATATGTATTTTATAACATTACCCTCAGCAAAAAGTATTTTGTTTTCGTTTATAAATTGTGATGGCTGTATGTTAAATACTGTGTAGTATTGACCACCTCTATCCCATAGATCTTTTTTCATTTAGAAAATCCTTTTTGATTTCTTGCAATAAATCAACGTAGGTTAATTTGTTTTTATCTTCCTCAAACTCTATTGTTAGCATCATTCGTATGCCATTGTAGTTTACAACCATATGTTCTTTTTGATTGTTGAATATAAACCTGCTGCCAGGATAATACTGCAGCTCTACAATTGAATGACTCACATCATTGTATTCTCTAAAAAATGTATATGAGGTGTTAGGTGTCATTATCAAAGAGTTGATGCACACACCTCTTGTAGAGTCTCTATGCCAATTGTAAATTGTTTGATCCTCCATCTTTAAAACACCGGCTTTGTATTTATGCCTACCATACAACCAAATGTAAAAGTCATCCATAAGAAGAATGTCAAGTGGTATTGGCGTAGCTGTAAAGTTAAAGTATTTAATCCACTGCGTGTCAGGGTTAAATATTATATTGTACAAAGCAGGACTGTAAAATTGTCCTACAGGTAGTTCTTCGAAATAAGGACTGGTCATTGTCTCTCCTGTATGTAAACCAAGTAATCCATACCTATTGGATAATTATATTTATAGTCCGTGGACAATATATGTAAAGTATTTTTTGCTCGTGTAACACCCGTATAGTATACACGTTTTTCATCAGCTTGTTCACTTGTATTTTTATTACTAAAAGCAGAAGGCCAATTAGCTTTGGAGTATATGATAACATTGTCTGCCTCACCACCCTTAACAGAATGTATTGTATCTATAACAATCTGAGGATCCTCATTCAATTGTTTTTGACCATATCGTTTTAACAATCTTATAAAATATGTGACCTGTTCTGGTTTGAAATTTCTCTGCAGTATCTCCCACCAAGGTTTGCTGATGGCTTCGTCAGGTAAATCTAGACCACACCATTCTTTTAAACCCTTGAAGTCATACTCTTGATAGTCAGGCAAATCACTCCAAAACTTATCACGTCTGTAACTTAAATCTTTGAGTTGACGAATGTATTTATACATCGTTTCAGCTCTTTTTTTGTCAATCTTTTTACCTTTGGTAATCGACGTCCAAGCTCGTATGGCCGTCCACTGTGAGCTGTCAAACGATCTTGTTCCTTTGGTATCTCCATAATATAAACCTGCATCTTTAGCACACATTCTCAGTTCGTTTACTGTTGTGTTGACTCTACCTAATATATACCAAGTGCCTGGTAATTTTCCAATGGGTATCTCATTAAAGTTTAGATATCTTTTTACCGCACCTGACTTGTTTAACGCTTGATAATCTTTTTCAACGCTATCAATTATGCCCCTGCGTATGATTTGAGAAAAATGATGTATAGCCTCACCAAACCTACGAGTCTTTCTCAGTACTACATTTCTACCCGGAAAGTAAGTGGTAAAATATTTAGGGTCAGCTCCGTTCCATTTATATATACCTTGATCATCGTCACCAGCTAAGTACACACGTTTAGCGTTTGATGACATCTTGTAAATAACAGACCATTGTAAAGGTGTGAAGTCCTGAGCTTCGTCTAATATCAACACTTCTAGCTCGGGAAAATTTACTTCATCAATAGCTCTTTCAATCATATCAGTAAAGTCTATAAAAGATTCTTTTTTGTAATGCTCGTAAGTATCTATCTTTCTTAAAAAAATATCTAAGTTATCTCTCTTGTACGATTCTTTTTTATAAACCAATCTAGGGTCTTGCAGCATATTTCTAGCTTTATCGTAGATACCCAGTGACCAATCTTTATATGTAAAATTGTCATCAGAGAGACGCGCGTCAGATGTTTTAATAATTCTAGCTTGTAAAGCATAGTCCAACATACAGTTCTTTGGATCGAAAACCTCCTCCTCAAAGTAACGACGACAATACTTATGTAATGTTTTAAACCTTTGAAAATCATCGAGACTGTATTGTGTAAAAGCAGATAAAGCTCTGTCTCTTGCAGTATCGACAGCTTTGTTCGTAAACGATATGAATGCTATATCTTTAGGATGCACACCTTTATTTAGATATCCCTTCAAAACTCTTTCAATCAATGTATAGGTTTTACCTGTTCCAGGCGGACCAAATATCTTAATTGTTTTCTTGAA